TTAGATTACATAAAGAAGTATTTAAACGCTAACCGTAACCCATGAAACCACTCATCCTCATTTTTACCTGCATGGGCCTGATAGTGTTTATTGCGCCTTTGTTACTGTGGGAGATCGTGGGGGATGTAACTAAAATGATGAATGATGAGAGTTAAGTTAGACTACCACGGCAATAGCGACTATAGAAGAATGACAGTAAAATTCAGGTGGTTTAGAACATGGGGGAGTATTTACGGCAAGCGTAAATGGCTTGTATGGTTTCATATAGACTGCATTTTTATGTCACGATATTTTGGATTATCAATATTTAATTAACCCACTCAAACAATAAATAATGGAAAAGAAACTCACGCAACAAGAGCAGGCGGAAAAAGACTTGGCCGATAAAATAACCCCTCTCGTAAAGGAGTTGCAAGAATTGGAGTTTAAAAGGGGCAACGGGGTAACCCTTGAAAAGAATGAATATATCGGTGATCGTACACAGGAAATTGAAAAAGAGGCAAGTAAACTAAAGTCAAAACCAGAATAATGGAAAATAAATACCCCATCGGCGGCTACGCACCAGGCAATTACCATTGCAAGTGCGGCACATGCGGTAATCAGTTCGCCGGTGACAAGCAAGCGGTGCAATGTGAGCCGTGCGCTGTAGCAGGAAAGGAAAAGTTCGATGAGTTATCGCTGGAACACCAGCAGGCGTTAATCGAAAGGAACGCCGCTATTGCAAATATAATGTTGACTTATCGCGGTTCCGGTGAGCAAATCGTTGCCAACCAGGAAGCCGGCATGCCACTCGAAGAAGCAATCTTCCAGGCGGGTTATTCCTCTGGTTACGAGAAGGGCTATGAACGCGGAAGGATAGAGGCCGCGACCGGCGCGGTATGGGTGAAGGCAAGTACTGTGGATGTTAAGACCTACGAAACATACTATGCAAAATGGGTTGACGCTAACTATACCTTAAGATCAACCGGGTCATTCGGTAGTGATGGTACCTTCTTTTGGGATAAACCCGGCTACGTGCCGATAGGCAAAGAAGAACGAGGTAGGCTGTATCTACTCGACGAAAGCGCCGGGGGAAAGGTGCAGCAACCGCCGAAAGGATAGCCGGATCTGTGATGACGAGATGGGGGCGCGTAAAATTAATCAATCCAACTGTATGAAGAAACCGAAACCGAAACAACTAGGGGAATTAGGGATATCCGAATACTTCAGGAAGAAGGGTGGTAAAACAACCTACCGGACCATAACACATATGTCTACCAAACACTGGACGACTCTAACCAAGCGCCACTGTCTCAACATGAAAACACTGAAGGCAGAGTATATTTTTTGTAAGGATATGGTGATAGTAATATCAGAAGATTCAAAAGATACTGAAAATTAGTAACTTTGGAACAGATTTAAACAGTTCAAAAATCAAATGGCTACAGGTAGACCGGGCCCAGGGAGGCCCAAAAAGGCAGACGAGGAAAGAGTTAGGGACTTGTCCTTAAAGGCGATTATTACACATTATGGTTCTGAAGAAGCTGGTTTTAAATCACTACTTGAATCAAAAGAGCCATCACTTGTTAAGTTTGTATTCGAGCATGCGTATGGCAAACCGAGGGATAAAGTAGATCTTGATCTTGATGGTAAACTGATGGGAGGGCCTGCTGTTATTCTACAGATGCCTGCTGGCACAAGTATCAGCCTACCAGACAATACAGAAGAACCTGACACCCTAGATGATGAAGGAAGTCCAACTGTTCAAGAATGAGAAAAGCCCGCTATATTGGGCTAACCTTACCGCTACTGATAAGATAATAGTCAACCAGGGTGGCACATCCAGCGGCAAGACAGAAGCTATTATGCGCGTCCTGTTTACGATTGCTATTATTCGCCGGGGCTATGTAATAACCGTTACAACGAACACGGTACCTAAGCTAAAGGAAGATGCACTCCGCATCGCTAAAAACATAGCAAAGATTCCTGAGATTAAAATATTTATCAAAGATTATAACAGCACAGACCGCACTTACACATTTACCAATGACAGCATAATTGAGTTTAAGAGCTTTGAAGATGAGGAAGAAGCAAAGGGGGGCAAACGGCATATACTTTACATTAACGAGGCCACCCGTATTCCTTATGCTATCTTCTACCAGGCCGACTTGCGTACTAAGGTGAGAACCTTCATGGATTATAATCCCACATCAACGTTTTGGGTACATGATAAGGTGATCAATTGTCCGACCGGCCCCAAGGGGAAGGAGTTCGATAGCGTTAAGGTTATTCGCAGCTGGCATGAGCATAACCCGTACTTAACACAGGCCGAGCACGACCGTATAGAGCGCATCGGGGATAAGGATTTGTTCAAGGTGTATGCCAGGGGATTGACGGGGAAACTAAGGGGCACGATTTATTCATGGGATGAAGTAGAGGCATTCCATTGGACCGATGGCGTAATCTGGTATGTTGACTGGGGGTTTAGTGAGAAAGAGACGGCAGACCCAACAGCGTCCGGCCGTATAGCGTACAAACCACCTGACAGCGAATATGACTATGTGATCGATGAGTTATGCTATGCCAGAGGTCTGGCGCCAGAAGTGCTGGCAGATATGATATGGGAAGCTGGTTATAAGACCGGACAGCCATGTTACTGTGATCATTCGCCTGAAGGCATAAGAACGCTTAGGTTAAAAGGTGTCGCAGCGTTTCCGTTTACAAAAGGCCCTGGAAGCATTATTGCTGGGGTATTGTTTATGAGGAATAAGAAGATTGCATATACCTCACGTAGCGAGAATATACGAACAGAGGTAAGGAAATATAAATTCCTTGAGATAGAAGGAATTGTAACAAATACACCTATTGATGAATTCAATCACCACATGGACGGATCCCGTGGGGCCTGCCATACTCACTCCCTTGTAACAGGTCAATGATTTTCATATTAATTTGAAAGTTCAGAAATAATTGTAACTTCACTATTCCGACATACACAGTGGGGTAGTGAGTATGTTGGCATTCGTCAACTAAAGAGCGTCGTTCTGGCTACCCCTGGAATGGCGCTTTTGCTTTATATGCAAAAAATCATTTCACTCTTTCAACGTAATTATGACGGCGACCGGCTGGTCCGCGACGAAGTAACACCCGGCGCTGAATGGGTTGTAAACGGCGAAGGCGTCGCAACGCGCAAATGGGATGGTACGTGCTGCATGATCAAAGACGGTGTGCTGTACAAGCGCTACGATGCGAAGAAAGGGAAAACGCCACCTGAAGGATTTATACCTGCGCAAGAACCGGACCCGGTTACCGGTCATTGGCCGGGCTGGTTGAAGGTGAGCGATACGAGCAAAGAAGATAAATGGCACCGCGAAGGTTATGAGAATAGCATACAAGTTTATGGTAACCCCATACCAGATGGCACCTATGAACTTGTTGGCCCAAAAGTTAATAACAATCGAGACAATTTGCCATTACATCGGTTGATTCAACACGGCGTGGAGATTTTAACCGAAGCGCCGCGGACATATACAGAGTCGAAAGTGTGGTTTGCCGATCAAAATATAGAAGGTATCGTTTGGCATCATCCAGACGGCCGAATGGTAAAAATTAAGAAAAAAGATTTCGGGTACAAATGGTAGATATCGTCATTCCTCTCAACAACCGCTCCACTCAAAAGAACATTGAGCTAAAGTACTGCCTTCGCAGTATTGAAAAGCACCTATCCGGCGTTGGCAACATCTTCATTATAGGCCATTGCCCCGAGTGGGTTAAAGGCGTTATCCATATCCAGTGTGAAGAAGACCCGCGCAACCGATTCAGGGATCGCAATATCATGAACAAGATGATGATTGCATGTAAGGACGAAAGAGTGAGTGACAATTTCCTGATGGTACACGATGATCATTTCCTGTTAGCCGATTATGAGGCGGGCAAGTTCCCTTACTACCACTGCGGGCCACTGGTTCCGAATACGGGACAATACGCGGAGACTAAGAAGAATACAATATTGGCACTATCGGTTAACGATGAGGTAACTGAGGTAATTAATAACTACGATGCCCATTGCCCTATCCTGTTCAATAAGGGAAAGTTCGTCAAGGTGATGCGCGTAGACTGGTCAAAGTGGTACGGGTACTGCCTTAAAACCCTATACTGTGTAATGAATGGGATAGAAGGGGAGTTTATGTTCGACGTTAAGATCAGGATGCCATTGAAAGCAGACAGTATTGTGAGCATGTTACATGGCCGGTCATGGTTCAGTATCGGCGACCGATGTTTCACTGAGGGGGGCATGAAGGAAGTATTGCAAACGTTATACCCAACACCAAGTAAGTATGAGCGATAAAAGACAGTTGCCAAATATTGAAACATCTAAGGATGTTAAAATGCCTGTGAGTAATAAGGAAGAACCAGGGTTACCAGTAAAGATACCGCTGTCTGTTATCCGTTGGTTGGCATACAGCGTATACTGCAGCGGTATGCTGTCGTGGTGGTATCCCCAATTGGTTGGCGTATGGGGTTATATAGGCACCAGTTTGCTATTGGGACACTTTGCAAGCCAATTGAATGAATTAATTAAAAAGTAAGTATGACCATCTGTTACAGCTTTGCTTCCAGATCTCGCCCTGACCGGTTCTTCCAAACCCTGGACAACATCATTGCCATGAGCGCCAGTAACGATTATTTCATTGTCGCTAAGCTGGATGATGATGATATGACAATGAATGATCCACTGGTAAAAGAGCGGTTATTGAGTTACCCGATGGTGATCGTGAAGTGGGGTACGAGCAAGAGTAAGATCCATGCGATTAACAGGGACTTGGAAGACATACCTCACTGGGATATTATGGTCTGCGCCAGTGATGATATGAGGTTCAGAACGATA